ATATGCCGATTGCACCCTGGAGTGCAATAACTATATTCATACAGCTCGTCTATGGTCTAAGTCAGCTGTTTGCATCGATGACAAAGATGCGCTATTGGTTCAAGTTCCTACCGGACCAAAAGTAAAGAATCAGGCGAAGGAATCACTTCCATCCGCATCTGGAACTGGCCATTGGCGAGGAATCTTCATTAGGAAAAATGGTCCAACTGATTACTCCCATATTACCGTTAACGCTCAATATGAAGATAATATTGATAGCGGAGGTTTTTCAGTAGGACGTGGTGTGAAGTATTCCACTCTCGAGAACTTTTCAGGATTGTGCGGCAGTCCTGTTATAGCAGATCGCAAGGATGGAGCTATTCTTGGTTTCCACATTGCTGGATCTCCAGGTACCAACCCAGCAGAGCGCTTTGGATACGCCCAAGAGATTATGTACGAATCTTATCTTAAGGCTAAGGAACTCCTAAGCGCTAGCGCATCAGTCTTGAACGTCCCTGAGGCGTGCGAGCAGGACACTGAGCGGTATGGTCGTGGACGCGTTTGTCTACCCGGACCGTTACCAGCAGCTACTTTCTTCCAGGAGAAGAAAGTGCTACCTGGTGTAGAGATTTTAGGTCATGATCCGCAGCTTTCGACTGCTCGTTCACGAGGAGTTCAATCGCTGCTGAGCACGGCTATAGCTACACACTGTGGAGTACCAAACACATGGAAGGCAGTGGACTTGTCTAAACCATGGGTTGATCATAATCGAGCACTTGAGGCTAATATTCGCTCAGTGCTTGATCCTGATCCAGCCGCCATTCGATGGGCGGTCGACGATTACATCGAACCCCTTATTCCAGCTCTGCAGAAATTCAAAGCCGAGCGGGAATACATCCGAGTACTTAATGTAGATGAGTCATTAAATGGGATACCCAATGCGAATTATATGGGAGCTATCAACACGCTCTCATCCATGGGTATTCCATACAATCTACCTAAGTGGTTAGTTCTCCTGAAATTGGAGCCCTATCCAGATGGTCGCACCCGCTGGGGCCTCACTCCGGAATTGCTCGTGGAATACGAGCGCATGAAGCACGCCTTTCTTCATGGTCTCCAGTACGACGTCTGGGGTAAAACTTGCCTTAAAGATGAGATTGTAGCGGAGGACAAGGAAAAAGTCCGACTCTTTTTCATAACTCAGGCCATTTTCACCATTTTGGTGCGGCAGTACATGTTAAGCATTTGTGAATTTTTATCATGCAACTCAATTCTATCCGAGTGCATGGTTGGAATGAACTGTGCTGGGCCGGACTGGGCCGAACTGTGTAACCACATTTCTAGCATTGAACCATCTGATGAAATGGAAAGTGACTCAGATTACAAGGACTATGATTTGCGGCGATCACAAGCTGTCATGTGTGCAATGCTTAAGATTAATAGACGTTTGTGTGAGTCCATTGGTTACACGGAAGATGATCTAAAGATTCTCGACGGAATTTTTGATTGTTTGCGCAACCCAGTTCTCAACTGGAATGGCACACATCTTCGTATGTTCTTGTGGAGCTCAGGTAACTCTTTCACCGTGTATGGTAACAGTATGGAAAACTCACTGTACATGAGGATTAGTTTTTATCTCAATGGTTTGAGATTACTTGGGTCAAAGAAATTCCACGCACTTGGACCATACAGGAAGAACGAAGCATTAGCTTGTTATGGCGATGATAACAAGAACAAGAGTCGTCTTGAGGCTAGAGCAATCACATGTTTTTCAGCCAAGAAATGGTTCTTCGACAGTATTGGTATGGTCATTACCGATGCTCGCAAGTCTGCCACACCCCCTGAATTCGTTCATTCCTCTGAGATCGATTTCCTCAAAAGGAAGAGCGTTTTCCACGAGGCTCTTGGGACCACAGTGGGCGCATTGGACAAGCATTCAATTTACAAGATGGGTCACTCAGCGATGAAGAGTGCTCATGTTGAATTGGAAGATCTAGCTGTCCAATCGTATAACTCCATGATGTTTGAAGCTTTCCTTCACGGGGAAGAATTTCATGAAACATTGAGGAGTCAGCTCAAATTGGTTGCAGATGAAACTAAGATTTCATCCCCACAACTCGATGTCTCCTATCAGGATCGCGTTCTTGAATGGCATCGAAAATATAGCCGGACCTAGCCATGTCGTTAAACTGGCCCCCCGACCAGGCAAAGTCATTAAACTACCACGGTGTTCGTCCATGCCGGTCCACGGAAAAGCAACAGGACCAATTTGTGTATGGTTACCAGTACTATTATATTTATGCATGTTTTTACATTTAATTTTATCAGGCTTCACAATTTGTTTGCATATACCCACGCAAGTGGGGGTTGAATCGCCCCTTTCTTGTTTTCATAGCAGATTCTCAAAAACACCAACCACAAGTGCCGGAATGATCGGCGATGCCCAACTAGCATCACAAACATTATCTTTTGGTGACGCTGTTACCCCCTCGTTGGACACAAGAGGGATCCCGATGGACCACACCCGGGATACTGGCTTTCTTTCAGATGCCACATTGTCCGAGTTCTTTGAGAGACCAATTAAAATCAAGGAACTATCTTGGGGAGTTGAACAAACGCTGGACAGCAAGTTCGACCCCTGGGACTTATATTGGTCAAACGCTGAAGTTCTTGCGAGAATCAGTAACTATCATCTGCTTAAGTGTAACTTGCATGTAAAGTTCGTTTTGAACGGAAATGCTTTTTATTACGGGCGCTTAATTGCGTCATACTTGCCCTTTGATAGTGTAGATCAGTCGTATTTCAACAGAAATCCAGTGCGAGCGGATTTCACCGGCTTATCTCAGAAAATGCATGTTTACATGAATCCCACACTGTGTCAGGGTGGAGATTTGCAACTGCCATTTTTCTATGATTCCAATGCACTTCAAATACCGTACAAAGAGTGGACACAGATGGGACAAATCCGTGTCGGTGCAATAAATCCACTCAAGCACGCAAACGGAGGGACAGAACCAGTTTCCCTCTCCATTTTTGCCTGGGCCACGAATGTTTCGTATGCCATACCTACTAGAAATCGTCCTGAAGCTGGAGATGAGTATTCCTCAAATATCATCTCCAAACCAGCTTCAACGATAGCGCGTTATGCCGGTAGTTTGGCGACATTACCATGGATTGGCCCCTTTGCTCGTGCTACAGAGATTGGTGCAACTGCGGTTGCGTCGGTTTCGAAAATTTTCGGTTATGCTGCTCCCATTGATTTGGCCTCCTCCTTACTCGTTCCGCGGGCTAGGAACTCTTTGGCCACTACTGATGACAAGTATATGGGATTGAAATTGACAGTCGACAGTAAACAGGAACTTACTCTAGACCCAGCTACAACCGGAATAAACACCCCTGATGAGCTAACCATTTGTGGAATAGCACAGAAGGAGTCCTACTTAACGACCTTTGATTGGGCCGTTAATGCTGCAGCTGAGCAATTACTATTCAACTCATATGTAGATCCTGGGATTCACCAAATTCACGGGCCTGCTAATGAGCATCACTTAACAGCAGCAGCTTTTGCAGTCTTACCCTTCAAGTACTGGCGAGGTACCATGAGATTTCGATTTCAAATAGTGGCTTCCGAGTATCATAAAGGTCGTATCCGTATCGTGTATGACCCCAACACCGGTGGCGCTACATCAGCCTACAACACGCATTACAATAAAGTTCATGACATTTCTGTGGCCAAAGACTTTTCATTTGATGTAGGTTGGGCTCAGAGTACCCCATACAAGCAGAGCTTTGGAATTAATAACACACCCCTCACGGATATGTTTGGGAGTGCCGCTCTGTTGTTGAAGAGACAAGACATAGGAAACGGTGTATTGTCAGTTTACGTTCTGAATAAACTTACTACGGCTTCTACTGTGGTTAGTGACATTCAAGTGAACGTATTTGTTTCTATGCTAGATGATTTCGAAGTAGCTGAACCTTCTGAACGACTATCGGACGTGAGATTTACACCCGTCCCTATCGAAGGTCGCAATCAACCAGAAGCGTTGGACAACGCTGATGAAGTTGAAAATCCTGTCACTGATCCTGCTCCAATTGGGTCAATGGCTGACACTGGTATAGTAGATAAGGATGTGACTAAGCTGTTCTTTGGCGAAGTCATTGCATCATTCCGCCAGCTTCTTAAGAGAAATTATTTTCATGAACGCATTTTGATTCCAGTCGTGGATTCACTTGCTATAGTTCAAGTTTCTCGAGGAGCTTTTCCTGGGTACGGCGGATATACTGACACACAACCCCCACCTGGTAGTCCCATTATAGATTTAAACAATGGTAGTTACTATTATTATGCACAGACAACTCTTCTTAATTATCTAAGTAAAGCGTACGTTGGTCGCCGAGGATCACTACGTTGGCTTTTGGATTTTTCAAGATGTCATGCATCTACCGTTGCATCAGGATACCTAGGTGGATCCACATCTGTAATTTTCGGTCGGGATGACGATTATTTCATTACTACAACAATTTATCCCCATGAGGCAGCAAACCTCCCAGGCGACTTTTTAGCCGCAAATCTTAACTTGCAAAGAGGGTTCACACCCCGTGGAGCTAGCATTACAAACAATGCTGTTAATCCGCTTAGTGCCGTGGAAATACCGTACTATGCTCCAAAACGATTCTCTCCTACTCGGAAAAATGAGACGTTTACAGCGAACAACCAAGAACCTGGATGGAAATTCCAGTTCACCACCTTCCCGGTGGAGGATCCAACTGATTCGTACGTGGACACGTACGTTTCTGCTGGTGAAGATTTTAATTTATTCTACTTCAACGGGTTACCAATCGTCTATTATCAATCAACGGCTCCGGATCCACTTCCGCCCCCTTGATTGAAATAGGCATGTAGGGTCAATGCTTAAGCTGCTCCCAGCTTAATGAAAAACTTAAACGACAGTACCCTAACCACATTGCGGGTTCAAAAGTGCACCTATGGTATTAAAGCACGAGAAATTGAATTTGGGAAATTCGACACATTATGGGGAACAACTCCTATAACAGGCTAGAGACAACCGCTTGGACACTCCCTGTTACTAAGGGGCTATTTCAAATGATGTGTATAAGAGACAGAGTGTGGAGTCACACTCTACGGCAGGCGCGACAGCGCACCGTCCGGCAATTCGACGAAGTATTGAGTACTATTTTTACTTCCGGCTTTGCCGGGAGATTTTTTATGACTCTACTTTACAAAGGTTGTCGGGAAATTTAGTACCACTCCGAACGTGACAGTCTAGACAATGACTTGGATCGCGTTTGGTTTACCGAC